CTGAAACGCAAGCATCCGCGCGTGACGCGTATCTACATCGAAGAGGCCGCGAACGGCGCCGCGCTGATCGACATGCTCAAGAAGCATTTCCCGTCGATCGTCGGCGTGCCGCCGCTCGGTTCGAAAGAGGCGCGCGCGCACGCCGTGTCATGGGTATGGACGAATAACTGCGTGATGTTGCCGCATCCGGAAGATTCACCCGGCATCGCGCCGTGGGTCGCCGAGATCACGTCGTTCCCGGACGTGAAGAACGATGACACGGTCGATTGCATGTCAATCGCGCTACAACAACTCTGCCTGCGCTCGCCAATCGCGGCACTCATCACGAAGGACGTGCTGCGCGCCGCCGGCGCATAGATTTGTGCTATCGTTGGTGGAATACGATACCCACAGGTTTATCATGTCGCAGAAAAATCCTTACGTTCGCAGGACGAAAGCAAAAGAACCGACAAACGTCACGGAGATTGTCGAGACGCCGAAACCTTCGTTGGTCGGTGCGCTCACGAACGCGCCGCACGATCCGCGCGCACTGTCCGTCCGCGCCGCCGAGACCTATCGCACCGACGTGAAGAATTACACGTCGCACGAGCGCGCACAGGCGCAAATGGCGCTCGACTTCAACGGCACGTCGATGAACGCTCTGACGTTTGTCGAGAACACGTCTTTTCCCGGTTTCCCGACGCTCTCGTTACTCGCGCAGCTGCCCGAGTACCGCACGATGCACGAGACGCTCGCCGACGAGTGTATTCGCTGCTGGGGCAAGGTCGTATCGGGTTCTGACGCCGGCGATGCTGCCGAGCGCGTCAAGGCAATCGAGGCGGAACTGGAGCGCATCGATATGCCCGCGATCGTACGTCAGGCGACGGTTCACGATCAGGCATTCGGTGGCGGTCATATCTATTTCAAGCTGAAAGGCGACGAGGAAAATCGCAGCCTGCCGATGCTGATGAAGCCGTACAGCGTTCCGCAAGGATCGTTCGTCGGCCTGCGCGTCGTTGAACCGTATTGGGTCACGCCGAACAATTACAACTCTATCGACCCGACTGCGGCCGATTTCTACAAGCCGTCGTCCTGGTGGATGATCGGACTCGAGGCACACGCGACGCGCCTGCAAACGATCATCTCGCGCCCGGTCGCTGACATGCTCAAGCCGACATATTCGTTCCGTGGTGTATCGATGTCGCAGCTCGCCATGCCGTATGTCGACAACTGGCTACGTACGCGCCAGAGCGTATCGGATACGGTCAAACAGTTCTCGATCAGCGGTATCTCGACCGATCTGCAACAGATGCTGCTGCCCGGCGGAGGCAACGATATGGCGAACCGCGCAGCGCTGATCAATGCGTACCGCGACAACCGGAACATTCTGTTTCTCGACAAGGCGACGGAAGAGTTCTTTCAGGTCAACACACCACTGTCGGGACTTGACGCACTTCAGGCGCAATCACAGGAACAGATGTCGGCCGTCTCGCACATTCCGCTCGTCAAGTTGCTTGGCATCACGCCGACCGGTCTGAACGCGTCCAGCGAAGGCGAGATTCGCGTATTCTATGATTACGTCAAGGGCTATCAGAAGAACGTCCTGATGTCACTCATGATGAACACGATCAAGGTGATCCAGTTGTCGCTATTCGGCGGCATCGACGAACATATTATCTGGGAGTGGGCGCCGCTGCACGAATTGACCGCACTGGAAGAGGCCGACGCGCGCGCGAAAGACGCCGACACCGATTCCAAGTACATCGAGCAGGGCGTGGTCACGCCGGAACAGGTTGCCGAAGTACTGAACAACGACGTGCACTCGCGCTACGCAGGAATTCTGGACGCACCCACATCGATCGACGAAGTTCCGGACGACGACATCCCCGGCATCACGGAAAAGATTCTCGAAATGAATCCGGCGGAAATGGACGGCGAGGCCGCGCTCGGCGGTGCGTTGCCTGCGACAGGTAGCGAATCGATGGAAGAAAACGAGACACCGAACCTCGGCTCCGTACTGAGCGACCCATCGATCACCGATCCGAACGCGCGCGCCGACAGCGGCAACATCGACGTGCATCCCGACTTACTGGACGGTGTACCCCCGCCGCCTGAACAGTTCATGCCGTCGCAGCGCGATGACACGCTTCAGAGCGCGCAATGATTCACGTGCGCGAGTGCGGCTCCTCGACGCTCGGCACGTCCACCCAGCGCATTGCGTTTTCGTCGAAATACTGCAACACCCAAGGTGTCGCTTCTTCGAGTAGCGCTTTACACTGCATCATCGAGAAAGAACTTTTCGAACGCGCTTCTGCAACCTGCGCTGCTGTGACGGGGTTACGGTAACGGTGCCAACGGAACATGTAAGTCTCCTGTAGAAGTGTTGACATTATATTTACTATGCCAGAAATTCGCAACCCCGGNAAGCGCGACAAACGCCTGCCGCCGATCCTGACGAATGCGCAGACGACNCTGCANTACGANNGNGCGCTNCGNAANGCCGTCNCNAACATGAACGCTTCGTANGANTGGTGGATCGGCGCGAANTANCGCGCNGCGCTNGANNCGAANGTNNACGCNGGNCGNCTCATGGCGCAGGATGCCGCGGAAACGCCATTCAGTGCGGCGGGCGATCTGNTCAAGGAACTCGCGCGCCTGCGCAAATATTGGTCGAANTATTTCGACGGTTTCGCGAAGAAACTNGCCGANCAGACGACCGAGAAGTGGTATCGCGACAATTCGAACGCATGGGAAGGGAAGCTGCGGCGTGCCGGGTTCGACGTGCCGATGAAGCTGACGCCATCGCAGCAGCTGATCCTGAAAACGAAGATTCCCGAGAATGTGGCGCTAATCCGCTCGATCCACGAGGATTATCACAAAGATGTCGAAGGCATCGTTTCGCGCAACTTTCTGAAAGGCCGCGACCTTCACGCAATGGCTGAAGAGATCCAGAAGCGTGGCAAGGTCACGCAGAATCGCGCAGCCTTTATCGCGCACGATCAGGCGAACAAGGCAACGGCGCAGATGAACGCTGCGCGCCAACGCGAGCTAGGGATCAAGTTCTGCGGCTGGAAGCATTCGAGCGCGGGCAAGGAACCGCGCGCAACGCACGTGCGCGCCGGGCGCGAACAATGGGTCTATATCGCTGGCGAGGGAATCGATTTCGGCGACCAGTTCGGCGAGGTGTTGCCCGGCGAAGCAATTAACTGTCGCTGCACGAGCTTCTCGATCATTCCAGCGATCGGGCGTGGCGATCTCGAATCGATGGAGGACGTCGAACCCGTTTCGGGATTTCCTGGCGCCTATCGTGCAAAGGCCGGCAAGAGTGCCGGCCCGAAGCAGAAACAGGACGTGACGAAGATGCGCATCGGCGGCGCACCTGTCAAATACAGTTAGTCCGGTTTCCGGTGCTGGAAGCATTAGTTGGTAAATAGAATCTTAGCAAGTGCCATCATGCACCGCGTGCGGCAGGCAACGGCATCCAAGCCGCGTCATCAGGCTTGCCGAAGCTCAGGTCCGGCGTGTATACGAGTTCATCGACGTAACGGGATTCTGTGCGGCCGTTGAGTATCCACTTCACGGGTAGACACGTCTCGCCAAATTCGCGCTTACCGACTATGCGATACATCATTGGCGTGCCGTCGTCGTGCAATGCGACGCAGTCTTTTACCGTCGCATCTGGCTCGGTTCCGTATTCGATGTTTTCACCTTTGTAGAGAAAAAAGAACCTCGTTCCGACCTTAACACCGAGTTCACCAAGGTCGTTGACGATCCAGGTCGGCTCTGGTGAGGTACGCGCTTCGTTCGCTCGGATAAGCTCTTTCAAGGACACTAGCAGCTCATCATTATCCATTTCGTTCGCTCCGTTACGTTAGTTGTTAAATAGAATGTTATCAGAATGTCGCAAGCGAGCTATTTGAAAATTCCTATCGCACTTTACGCACCGATTGGAACGCGCTAAGATTCGCGGAACACATATCGCAGTTGACAGAATGCCTCGAATCGTTTTCGCGATGGACAAGCAATCATCCCGCTCGAAAGACGCGGATGGACGCATGCGCGTGAAAAATTGCGTTCTCAGCACGGCAGAGATCAACCCGTACCGTGGCGAAGAAATTCCCGGTTGGGATGACCTCGGTCTGAAACCACACACGGTCTACGAGCTGTATCGCGATCCGGCCGAACTGAAGAAGGCGGTACCGACGTTTGAAGGCATTCCGCTGATGATCAAGCACATTCCGCAAACGGCGGATGAGCCGCGCAAAGAGTATCAGGCGGGATCGGTGCACTCGATCAGCTTCGACGGCAAGCACCTGCGTGGCGACCTGCTTGTCAGCGACGGCTATGC